TTTAATCAGGAAATGACCGGGAATTGAAGCAACTGCCGCATTTGTTGGCAATTTTAAATTTGTCTGTATAGTAACCGTTCCCCCCTCGTCGGCAATTTGCCCCAATGTGCCCCGCTTGAACGTGCAATAATACGGATTGGAATTAGACAACATTGCTCCCGTGTAAGGATGAAAGTTGGGCAACGAAAAAACCTCTTCGGAAGGATCTTGGTAATTTATAGAATCCACCGCTGGTTCAGGGAATGGCAATGTAATTCCCCCACTCAATTCCGAATTATTTACCCCTGAAATAGAATCTGAATGTTCCCCTAAAAAATCATTCCCATGTACCTTAAAATACTGAACCCCATCAACCCATATTGTTTTTGTTGTCATTCCAACTGTTACAGAAAAAAATGCAATCCACCCGGCCCATGCCGAAGGGTCAGCATCGGCCACGTCTATGTAAACCAATTTTTCAGTCACAATGGCACTTGCAGAAGCAGGGCAATCCATTATAGTACCACTATAATAAGCATCCCAGCTAGAACGGTCAGAATTTGTCAGTCCAAACTTAAATGCAGCGCCTTTATGCTGTACCCGAATTCTATACCAGCCCCTGCGTCGATAAAATCTATTTGCCACTGTTTGTCCAAAAATGCCTTGAAAATAGGGTGTATATGCCACAAACTTCCAACTATACGACCCCGATATTTCAAGAGAAGCATCCCTAGTCAAAACCCCATTTGTGCCTTTTTTTTCCCAGCCACCCGTAGTTTCGGCACGGCTATTTGTCAAAAAGGATTCTCTTTCCTCCTCAAAATCTTGGCGGAATATTTTTACAATTGGCTGGACTTCCCTTGTGGTCATTTCTAAATTTGAGGGCATGTCCAGAACATGGGATTGTAAATCAAGACTACAATCTAAAGTAGAGTCATCATTGACGCATCCAATATATGGAATGGTTTCTGATATTGATTCAGATACTTCCATATACTGTGTTGAACCAAACATCATACTTGCCCAATCACCCGAGGCTGATAATTCCAAAGTGGCGGTATGTGGCCGTCTACATTCTGCATGGTAATCAGATTTGATATATTTTAATTGCCCACCCATTTTGCTAATATCTTCAACATTGAATGATCTTTTCCCAGAATAAAACTGTGTAATAACCATTCGCACTTTATCCTTATACCCCCCTGCAAATAAATTCTCAGGGTATCCCCCGCTCATGGCCACTTCTATTTTATTTGTATAACAATGTGTGTTGCTTGTTATAGAAGGGACTGGGTTTAGATACGAAATGTTAACCGTTCCAACAAAGTCAACACCAAGGCTTCTCTCTACTTCCCAACTTCCCCCCGAATTAAGTTCGACTACTTTTATTATTTCAGAACCCACTACGCCAACAGCCACGATATAAAAAGGAACTTCTTCGGGAAAAGCATCCCTTCCACTTACTCCCGAATCGGTTACAGTTATTGTTGAGTCGCCTGCGCTTATACTGGAAGCGGTACCTCTTGGTATTTCCGCTGAATCAGAATAAACGGGTACTAAGGGCAGTGCCTCAAATGTGGTTTTTAATGCGGCATAATCCCCTGCACAATCTTCCCCCTCAGGATATTCAGGATCTCCGCCAGATGTTTCCACCAGAGGCAAAACAGCCACTTTTCCTTGGCCTTTTGTTCCTATTTCAGGGAAATCAACCACAGTTTGAATGTATTTCATTTTATCTAAAACATTGCGAATTTCTAAAAATGGGCTGGGGTCAACCGTTTGTATTTCACCCGTCCAAGGCCATGCCAACATAGATTGATAATCCATCCACTCCCATTTAACATCGGACGGACATGCCCCAGAAGGTTTCCCCATCAATTCGCGCCGGTCGGGCCATGAATGTACAAAAGACACAAAACCCAGTCCGCCCAAAACCGTGTCCCAAATCGATTCATCCTTATCTGTTAGAATGCTATAAATAGTTGAGCCATCTTCACATTCTATTTTATTTGCACAAGTTAACATGTGCATCCATGTTTGGTGATATGAAACACCGTCTTGTTTTAGATAAACCGATGTTAGAGCATGGCACAACCTGCGCAAATTCTCTTGAAAAAACAGGGGATATTCAACCCCTTCAAAATCCGCCATTTCGGGGAAAGACTTTTCTATTAAACCATCAAATTCTTTCTCCCCTGATGGAAGTGTATTTGCCGAACCCTCTGCAAAACAAAGCCATTTTGTATATCCGTTTATGTTCCTTACTTTTGAGGTACCACCTTCAGAAAGCCATGATTCTGTGTATTGATTTTCACCTTCCATTTCATAAACAGATTGAAAATACGGATTACTAATCCCTGCCAAATAATGAGAGGCCAAAAATCCCGTTGTATCCCCATCGCGTTTGCCGATTGCATGCTCCCGCTCATTTACGGCTATCATCAATTCCCGAACACAGCCCATTAGTTCGGATAAACTTAAACCTTCCCAGTTGCCGTTATTATACCAAGCCATCTTATGTGTTTCCTAAATAATGTGTGAAACAGGTCCATTTTTCAGTACCAGAAACCGCATCTGCATCATGGATAAACCCATACTTGCCTGTAATTCCAAGACTTGATTGTCCCTCATGCAAAATATCAGGTAACAAGCCCACCGACTCTTCTACAATTTCTTTCCATGCCTTCCATTCCCCTTCCCCTGTGTTTCCCCCGGGTTTCCAAGCCCAAAGAATTGTGGGTTGATTATATCCCGACTGCAAATATATAGGCAATTCGTTTAATGTTTCAGAATCAGGTTCCGCTTCAGGCTCCTCTTCGCCTTGTCCAAGATACCAAATTTTGCGCCACCCCAATTCCGATCCTGCCCATACCCGAAAAGAATAACCTGTGAATGAAGTTCCTTTCATATATACGGGGGCATTATTATTTACCGGCCCCCCAGGGTCAGGCTCATCCGGTCCATTGGGTAATACATGTCTGTGATCTACTTTTGCCCATTCATCCGCTTGGCCCTTTTCTGCTTGTTCCGCAATTGGGTAAACAGCATCTCCTCGGAAAGTGTTTAAGATTGCCTCCAAAAGCGGCCCCATTTCCAATTCCCATTGCGGCTTTTCCTCCCCCGATACTTCCCCCGATACTGCCACTTCCACAATGCCTAAATCTTCTAAATCAAACGGCTCCTCTTCTTTAACTTCCTTAACTTTATCCTCTGTTTCAAGTAGTCTGTCGAGAATATCCTTGTCAATATCTGTTTCGCCCAACTCAATTGTCACCACATGGGGAACAGATAAATCACGAGTCACTTTTAAGATTCTAGTATCGTAGATTTCATTTATATCCTCATCAATAAGCCTGACAATATTTCCCACTGACAAACGTTCATGTGAAAAATCCAATTGCCCACGATAATATGAAAGGTCAATAGCTGTGCAATTCACACGTTTGCTTGGCACACTCCTTTGTGCAATTTCCACTGCTAAAAGGGCCTGCAAAGATGCCTCATCTTTCACTGTGGGAAAATAAAGCTGGTCGGGGATTTCCCCATATAATTCCACATTATTTGAGACCGTTGCAGACAAACCATTTGGGGTTGTGCCAGTGATAACCGTTCGTAAATCAGAATAATCATATTCAAATTCAACGCTTGTGAGGTTTTTATCTATTCGCAATTGCTGTGTTTTCTTATTGGGAAAATCTAGTCGCCAATTTAGACGGCGTTTCGCATCCACCCAAAGCCACCCCCCGGCGCTTTTCCGTAAATCCAAAACTCCCCTAAGCACCGAAGTATTTTTTAAGTATAAATTCCGTTCTGCTTCCTTAAAAACAGAATCCACGGTGCCCATACTAATCCGGGGCAAAAATGAGTTGACTTGCAACCCCAACAAATCAGACAATAAAATGGAAATATCATTTGTTTCGTTATATTCAGAAACATACTGAAAACCCAAAACCCAAAGTATAGATTGACAAGAAACAACAAGCCTTGCACCACTGATTGCATTTTGTTTTGCAACGGAAGTAATGCAAAACCATTCCAAGGTAACCCCTTTTTCATCGCGCAAAACCACCCTGTTTGGATACCTGAAATTGTCTGCGTTATCGTCGGAAACGGGAATTGTGAAAACTAGCAAGGAAGGAAGGTTAGCGATTGTTTCCCATTTGCCAGAAATCCAATTCACCACTGTGGCAATTTTTGCAGTGGGGCTATAAAGTTCCAGTTGATACAAATATGGGTTTATAAAACTAGAGGCTTCCTCTTCGGAAGCCCCCGAAAAACCAAACAATTCCCTTCCAAAAAGGGGGACACCAAACTGGGTCATTTCCTAATTTCTCCAATAGGCTCCGCTTCTGCCCGTTTCAATGCACGGATATTTTCCAAAACCTTGGTATATTCCGCTGTTTCAATATCGACCACTTTTCCTAGTGATTCTAGTGCCTTTTCTGCTTGCCCTGCGAGTTCCTCCTTGCGTTTTACGGTCAAGGGATTTATGTGCGTTTCAAAATCTGCCATTTTATCCACGGCAACAGTCTCAAAAAATTCCATTGCCAAAAGAGGCTCCGCGCACAATGACTCATATGTCCCTGCAAAATCTTTCCACAAATCCCTGCTCATTTTTTTGTCTCCTTTTTAGGTTATCGTCTGGAAATTTCAATCCATTTGCTTGTGCTGGAATCATAAATTAAATGCAGGGAAGCCCCTGCTGTGCTCCCTGTCCAAGCTCCGTCAATTAGGCTGAATGTGTTGCTTGCCGCAATTGTCCAAGTATATGTTGCATTCGTTGTTCCCAGTAGAATAATTTCCTGCCCGTCGACCAAATCAGCAAAAGATGTTACTGCAATGTTCGCGGCAGTTAATGCGGGAACCTTAAAAACCCGGCCATTCAAAATAGAAGGAGTGGCAGAAATTGCCAAGGTTTGCGGTGGGGAAATTATAGCCCCATAATTTACCACATTTTTTATATGGGCATCTTTCCATATTTCGGTTGCACTGCCGAGGTTTGTTGGGCCCTGGTCTTCTGTGACATTGTCCCAATTGTAAAGAGGTTTCAAATCCTTCAGGAATCTTGAGCCTGCATAGTTGAACCTCACAATCTCGTCATTTAGGTCATTCGTTAGCATCAAATTCGTTGAAAGTGTTTTCCAATAAAAATTCCTACTGGCCCCACACATGTGAAAAATCACTTCGCCTGCCGTTCCTGCATCATTTCTGCAAAGTGACATTGTCCCGGATTCATACACCCGGAGGGCTACATTTCCTGCCCCATTATAAATAGTGAAAGATTGGTTAGTACCATTATTATCTGCATCAAGAAACACCCTGCAATCTGTATCAGCAAATAATTCCAAAAGACCACCCAAAGCCCCTGATACTTTCCCCCCCTGCACCTGAATATTGCCACCGTCCAAAACCTGCAAACCAAGTGTGGTATTGTTTGGTGCAAACAAAGATAATATAGCAGATGCCGCTTTTATAAGGGCTTTTTGCGCGGAAGCATTATACATTTCAATTTTAGTTTCAGCGGTCCCGGTGCCTAAAACCATGTCGGGCATTTCATCTGGGTCTAATACTAACCCTTCCAAAACATTGACAGCTTCCTGTATTTCTGAAACATATCCAGCGGTTATTGCGAGTTTTACTTCCGCCCCAATAAAATGTACAACGGCGGTGCTACTTTCGGCACCCCTTGTAACCACAAATTCATCTGCCCCTGAAACCTTTTCTGTGACAGTTAAAACTTCGTTATCAATGACCACATGGAATGGAAAAACACTTGGAAAATTACCTGCTTCCCCAGTATCAAGTTCAATGGACAAATCATCCGAATCTATATCAACGGCCAATATACCACTTGTGAAATTTTTTGGTGTTAGAAATTCCGTAGCCATTAAATAAAACTCCCTCGGTAAACAACGGCAAGACTGCCCGCTGTGAATCCTGACACACTAATCGAATTGACTACTCCCGGCTTCAGGGAGGGGGGCAGATTGCCCCTGTAAAGCCCCGAGACCGCCGCAGTCCATGTTGTGCCATCATCTACGCTACGCTCAACATGTTTGCGCTTAGAATCGAATCTGAGCATTGTCCCGGTCACAAATAAACCTGTCCACTTGCATAATTCCCCTGTGGTGTTATTTGTCAGGATTAGTTCAGTTACGGTTGCTCCGGTATTGGAAAATGACCACACAGGCAATGCATTTCCTGAACCTGTCACCACTTCCCCAGAACCATCGGGAATTGAAAATGTTTCTGGGTTTGCATCAATTGCTATATTTTCCGTATATTCTGTTTGTGTTTCTGCCTTGCCGCTCGGGATTAAAAACTCGCAACGCAAAGTCACTGCATGGTCAGAAATTAGATTCACGGTTACAGATGAAAAAGGAATAGCCACATACTGTCTTTTAACTGACAATGTTTCCTCAAATGAAAACTTCAGAATGGCTTCCCCATTCTCCGGGGAAAGAATTCCCTTTGTATAATCAATTTTTGCATATAAACTATCCAAACTATCAGCAATTGCAGAAAACTCAACTACTATCACAAGGGAATCCCTGCCACCAAAATAATAGACGCTCCCATCCCCTGCTAATTTTGTTTCCTGTGTAACCTTGAGTGCACTCCCTGAAAGATATTCAGGCAAACCCATTAGGTGATAACCATTGTCAGAAGTAAATGCCACTGAATTAAAAGTAAAACCTGACATATATTAAACTCCAAAAGCCACCCCAGTTTGCTGTGCCCGTGTCCGAATTTCCCTCATCAAAACCTTTGGCAATTCCCGTGCAATTTCCTGTGCGATTAAATCTCCATTGCCACTTGAACCATTCACTGAAACGCTAATGTTCCCTATCGGTGCATTAAAAGAATTGTTTGATTGAGGGGATACTTTTCCAGCAACCCCCGCCATGCTCAATTTTCCAGACATTTTGGAAATATCCACCATCCCCAAAGCGCCCATTGCCATATAAGACCACCTATACAATTTTTGCAGCGCATAAACCAGCCACCCGATCATGCGTACTAAATTTCCAGTCGTGGTGTCCCATACTTTATATGCCAGCCGCGCAACAAAGGCAATTTCATCCCAATACTTTTTTGTGGTTTCTGAAAATGAGCCCATTATGTCTAAAATTTGCTCTGTGAGTTTTTCGGCTTGTCTTGCTAGTCTGGTTACCTGTTCAATCCAATCCCCAGTGCCCGTCCCGGCATCCCCTGAAAGCTCATTCCAAAAATCAAGTGATTCTCCCAAAAATGTTGACAAAATAGACCCAATAATTGTGAAAATTCCTTTCCACATATAGCCCATTGCCAGCATCATATTTGTGATTATTTCAGAACCAACATTAAATAGTACTACCAGCCTATCCCAATTTCTTCGGGTCCATTCTATAAGTTGATTCATCTTGCTCATCAAAAAAGTAAATGCTCCGGCCAACACAACACCTATTGCCGCACCTGCCGCTAACACGGGGACGGAAAGGCCAGAAAAGATAAATAAAGCCATTCCAACTGTCGCAATCACAGGCCCCAAAACAAGCAAAAGTCCCGCAAAAGCCGCTGCTGCAATCACAAGTCCTGAAACCAAAGCCTTATTTTCTTTTGTCCATTCAATTATGGTCATCACAATTGGTTTTACAAATTCCACAATTCGGGCCAAAATTGGCAACAGGGCATTCCCTATTTCAATTCGCAATACTTGGATCATTGTACCCAATTGTTTCCATGCTAATTCCGGATTAGCCTCTGCAAATGCATCAAATGCATCTTGTGCCATGCCTGTTTTATTTGCCATTGCCCCAAGGCTTTCCGTAAGCGCCCCTGACAATTCACCCGTTAAACTCATAACAGCCGACAAGGCTTCCGTACTTCCTACAAATTTTAACATTTGTTCGGCATTCCCACCTGTTTCCTCTTTCAACCATTCCAAAGCACCTTGGAAACCAAGCGTTGTCAATTTTCCCTGTTCGCCCTGCCTGACAAACCCGGTAATAATCGCATTTAATTTTGTCACTGATTCAGCGGTAGCATTTCCGCCCTTAGTCAATGCGGCAACACTTGCGAACATTTCATCTGAGGACAAGCCAGCACTTGCAAAAGCAGGGGACAACCGACCTAAACTTGTGGACAATTCCCCGAATTCAGTTTTGCCTTGTTTTACTGCCACGAATGCCGCGTCAAATATCCCCCCCATTTCTGTGTATTCTATTCCGAAGGCATTTGCCACACTTGTGCCCAAATCAACCGCTGTCGTTAAATCAGACATACCCGCGGTTGCAGCTATTGCCGCCCTTTCAAGCAAATACGGTACTTCTGTTTCCTTTGCCCCCGCGCTCAAAGATTGATAAACTGCCTCCACTGAATCTACTAAATCTAATCCAAATTTCATGGACACATCTTTTATTGTGTCTCCCAAACCCTCCAAATCATCAACACCCATCGTTGCTACTTTTGCAAGTGCCCCTTGAAAATTCATTGCGCCCTTGGCAGCGTATCCCAAAGCACCTGCAATAGTACCGCCCAGCGCGGACATGCTTGCGCCAACACGTGCCGTCGACTGGCCCACACTTGCCATGGAAGTGTTGATTGTATTCTGTAATTTGCCCATGCTTCGGGCAAGGGCAGGGTCATCATATCGAACACCAAAAACAATGTCCCCGCCCTGGAAAACTCCGCTCATGATTTATTTTCCTTTCGAATTTTCCATCATACGCTCCCTAAATTCTGAAGCGGAAATTCGCCCCTTTTTTGTTTCCTGTTTATTTTCCTCATTCTCAAAAATTGCCGCAATTAAACAAACAAACTGGGAGGCGGTCCATTCGGTTTCAATTGTGTGAAAGGAAATTCCCCACCGTTGCATAACGATATCATACAATTTCCATTCACTTAATCTGTCGTTGGCTCCTGAGGGTTTTCCTCGGGGGGCTGTTCCAAGGTTTTCCCAATAAGAAAAGGGGCTGACACTCGGGTAATTATTTCATTGAAAACAAACATTACATTCTCAATTTCAAATTCATTGTTTACCCGGTCGCGCTCCTTCAGGGGAACCTTGAGAAAGTCAAAAATGTAATCAAGCACATCTGGGATTGATTCAATAAAACCACCAATGGAAACCTGTGATGTTTCTGTGGCGGCAATCCCATATTTTTGTGCTATTTTCATCCCTTTCCCAAACCAAATAGAACAGTCACGCTTGCAGGGTTCCTTAAAATTATAGGAAATTCCTGCAAGCGTGACCGTGGTTTCTGGGTTCAACAATGCCTGTTCTTCAAAATCTTGCACGACCAATACTCCAGAATTTAATTGTTGGGTTTACGCCGAAACAAGTTGATGCCACTGATATCCACTTGGAATTGTGGCCGTTCCAAAAATATCAACCTTCACTTCCTGTGCCGAAAGCTGTTTAACTCCCCCTGAAATTGCGCCCGCTGAAATTTCAACCGAGGGGAAGTAATGGAAACCCATGCCCCCAATTTCAACCAACATGGCACGTCGAGTATAGGTTGTGGTTTTTGTGTAAATTGAACCAGTATTAGAAACATTAGTTGCAAATGCTAGGATCTTTGCCCCGATTTCATACGACTTGAAAACAACCATATCGGGGGTGTCCACGCCAAACCGCATTTTTGCTACCTTTTTTTCCTGCAAAGGAGCCTTCACCACAATTTCATCGGTGTCTGGTTCGGTAAATTCAAACTCATCTTCGGACAAAACAAAATCAACGGCTTCCCAGCCAAACATATCTTCGCCGCTGGCTATCTTCGTCCAATCAATTCGTTCGCCCAACTCAGGCAAAGTGGTTGGAGCGGCTTGTTCATCCACGCCAAAACCAATTTGCACAACAACCCCTGTTTCTGTTTCTGCTTGCCAACTAGCCATTGTCCAGTTCCTTTCCTTGGTGGTTATCCCACCATTTTTATGTTATAAGAGGCATATACTACTGGCCACTGAGTATCCGGATCATAGGTCATATTCGCGGTTATTAAATACGCCAAGATTATGCTTTCCGCCGTGTGCCCATTTTGTAGTTTTTTGTGCAATGTGGAAAGTAAATCTAAAACTGATTCAAATTTATCCGTGCCACCGTAAATACGGAATACTGCCTGCATATTAAAAATGTCCTTATTTAGGGCACTTTCCATGCTTTGCATCTGTATAATTATAGCACTTTCTTTATTTTGAAAGCTAACAGGCAATTTGCCAATACAAACCCGTTCTATGCCTGAGCCTGATTCAAGTAAAAATTCTTTGATTGTTTCCAGAACATTCATCCGTATTTCTCTTTCATTATTTCAAAGGCATTTTTAATTGAAGGCGCAAAATAAGGCCTCGCGGGCATTTTGGCAGTGCCCAATTCTAAAAATCCACCGTATCTGGAGGTTGTGCCAATTTTCCACCCAAACCCACCGATCCCCCCGGATGCTTTTTTTGCCACGATACTGTCCCGGTTGTTCCCGGTCAATTTTGGTGATTCATGTTTCGCCATGTAAATCACCTTATCTACAAAATCCTCTTTTATCATGTCTTGTGAATGTGAACGTAAATCCCCCTCTAAATCAGGACTTATATTCACTTTCATGTTAAGTAAAAATCCCATTACATTACCAACTTTCCGATTGCGATCCGATACCCCGGCAGGTATTTAGGTTCGCCCACAATTGCATAAATCTGCGGAATATCTAGGACATGCCCAAACCTTGAATGAACCCGAACCCTGCTAGAAGTGTCCAGTGACTCATCTATTGGGAACCATATTTCTGCCGTTTTTATTGGATATTCCGCACCATCAACTGTCTCATGCCCCGGCCCGAATTTTTCATGGACAAGGCATATTGTCTCATCGGTATTATAATCCCAAACTTGCCCATCTGCCCCCCAAACCTGATCACGCAAAACGCCAATATTCATGCGGTCAATCATTCTCGATTCTGCAAAAACTTGGGGGTTCATCAAAACAATCTCCGATTTGCGGAAAAGATTCCTTTCAAAAGCGGATCAGATTCAACCATCATTTGGTAAGACATTTCCCCGACTGTCAAACTGGAAAAACCTTCCGAACCGGTTTTGTTATACATTGCAGAAACAATGCTCTGGGTTGCGGATAACAGCGAATTGTCTTTAGCGGTTGGTTCTATTGAGGGAATCATGTACGCGCCTTGGTGTGGATGCAAACAAAGTGCCCGGAGCAAAGAAATGTTTGCATCATAATTAAATGAGGGAAGACAATCCTCCCCGATTATCCCGGTATTTAATACATATTCCTCCCCTGTCCAGATAACACTAATTGCTTCATATTTTTCACCAATTGCCCTTAGTTGGGTTTGCAATTCACCTGCAATTAAATCCCCTGAAACCTTACTGGACACATCAAGCGCAATTTCATTTCCCTCATCGGCAAACATGGAAAATTCCAAAGTTGTGTCAATATAAGATTCGATATTTTCCACGGGATACTTTCCCCCAAAAAGCACACTTGGGAACGTATCTGGAAAAGTCCGGTTTGTAACCATGGCAACGTAATACATAGCCCCTGAAACAATTGATGCTACCAATTGATAATCAGTTACCTTCATTGCGGGGTTTAGAAATGATTGCTTTACCAAAGAAAGAAATGAGGGTGTTCCCACCACAATTTTGAAATTCTGAAGATCCCCCCACGGGGATGAAACGGTTATTGTTCCCGCCTTTTGAAGTGTCCCGTATTTTGCCGAAAAAGAATATGTCCCGCCACTACCAATATCGGCAGTGCTGTAAATAAATCCCTTGATAGAAGAGGTTACCACCACTTCTGAAAAATCCTCTCCTGAGGGAATTTCAAAAGTACCTGTTAGTTCTATTTCCTCAAAAAACCCCTTATAAATTAAGGATTCATCCGAAGTGTAAGCCACCCAATCATCTCCCCGGCGCGGTCGCGCCTGTTAATTATTAGCCATTTCCCAATAATCTAAAATCCCGGCCCCACAAAAATCTCTTAGTTTTCCTAATAGAATTGGCTTGTTTATCCTGTGCCACATTCTTCCTGCTTGACCAATAGGTAGTGTCCTTGGACGCATTTCCAACATTAGGGTGATAGGTTGTTACTTTCGCATCCTCTGCCCAATAAAATTTTCCAATTGAATTCGCAAACTTGCCCAATTCATTGTCGGCATAAAAATGATAGTAATCAGGGCAAAATATCTGCCTGTCAGGAAATCGAGATATGAATTCCCTATCTAAGGCAAAAAAACAATACTCGGAAATCCCCGGAGTAATGGGCAAATTTTCAATATGCAAACCCACCATCAAATCGGAATTGTCATCAAAATATCCCATACAATTTAGAAGACAATCTGAATGCATCACAAGGTGGTCGGCTAGAACCATAACCACATCGGCGCTGCTTTCCCCCACCAAACCATTTACAATTCCTGTGAGGGCCTCTGGCTTGCCCCCATAACGAACATTTATGTTCACTATCCAGTCCTCGGGAGATTCTACTTTCTGGGCATACTTCAAAAACCGGGCTATTTCATCTTCTCGGTTATATGTTGGAACTACAATTTCTAAAGTTCTCATTTTGTGGCTTTTTCCCTTTTTTTCCTGTTTCTGCTTTCCTGATAATGCACAATAACAGGGAAATCGCAAGGTGTTTTTCTATCAAAAATTCGGCAATACTCTTCCGGCAAATGGTGTATTTTAGGATTCAATTCCTTCACACAATCTGCCAATGTCACTTGATCGAAAATACGCGGATTCTTTTCACAAGCACTTGCCCAAGTATCCAGAAGTTTGTCCCCTTTTTCAGTGGGCAAAAATGCCAAAGTTCCAGAAGCTAAAACCTTGTTATCCATTGTGTGATATGCCACATCGGCACCATTCATTTGGAAAAATAGATCAGGGTTTTGTTTTATCCTAGCATCGGCATCAACCCAAACTAATATAGATTCAGGGTATTCCTGCCGAACACATTTCATGACATATGATTTGAGATTGCAATTTTCTAACCATTTCCCGGTATCATCAAAAGGGATTATTTCGTGATTAAGATTAAACTTTTCAAAATCACCTCGGAGTGATGCCGCAAGTTCTGCGTAATCGGGAGTATACGCAGTAACAAAAAGCACATGGGGGGATGCTTCTTGTTGGGGAGCGGGTGGGTTTGTGGTAGGGATGGTTTGCGGCACCGCTCCAAGGTGATCTGTATAAAAAGGAAAATCCTTAATACCTGATTTAGGATTCATATTGAAAACTTCAATATCCTTAGGAACCAATGGGGCAAATTGCTTGAATGATTTTATAAATGCTTCAAATACGTTATCTTTTTGTTTTTCAGGGTGCCCCGAATGGAAATGATTTTGCATGCCGTTCTCAGTTTTTTGGCAATCGAATCCTACAAGGAAAATCCTCTTCGCGCCTAATAGAATCGCAAGATTCAGCGCAGGAATTCCGCTGTTACTGTAACGGGTTAAACCTTCTTCCAAACTAGTGGAAAAAGTACTCGCTGTTTTGTAGGGGTCAAAAACTACAATATCTTTTTCTTTTACAGGATATTTGCTTCCCCGCAAAATGATTTTTTTCCCCTTGCAAGTGGCCCACCGTTCCCGAGCCTCTTCCCCGTATTTCCCTTCAATAATCCACGTCATCCAGCGGCGGTCGGTTCCAAAAATAATGTCGCACTTGTAAAATTCAAATGCCCGGTTAATGCCTATAACCTTTTTTCCAGCATAAAAGGAAGTTGGGATATTTAGAACCGATGGGCCTCCCCCAATTATAACTACATCCTGCCCCTGCCACATACCTTCCTGAATCCCTTGGTAGGATTTTTTAATAATGCAGGGCTTCTGTGCTCCGAAATCAACTTGACCATTTTCCATGTACCAATAAATTGGAACCTTCAGCCCTTCATAAAATTCTGTTATTGCATGGCAATTATGGGTGTCACCCTCAAGAATTACGCAATCGAATACCTCAGCTTCTGATTTTTTCCAATATACAGGATTGCGGAACGATGCCTGCAAACCTTTCCATTTCTTAGGAAATTCTGCAATTATTTTTCCCTTGGATAGATAAATTCCGCAATGCATCGTTCCGCAATCCTTTCTGTATATTGGATTAGGTTACCGGGATTCGATCACGATACCGGGGCAATCCTTAACCGAATTAGCAACGCGTTCCCAATTCGTAGTGGTGCCAATTGCGGCAATTGTGGGGTTCGCTCCGCCAGTTCCATACTTATAAGAGATGCCCTTCATGCCAATGTTGACTGCGTATTCGCCCTGAATACGGCCAATCAAATTCTCCTTGCCTGTAACCACCTCAGAAACAATTGTCTCAGTTTCAGTCTCAAGCACGGAAGCGGCGTCTGAAACAAGCCCAAACGTTTTGTAGGATGTTTCATAAGCAGAAACACCCGAGGCGGCGTCCTCTTTCAGGGAAGCCGAATCCATGACAATAACAGGTCGACCCAATGTTGCAGGGGTTCCACCCATAATCACTAGATTCGAAATCCCAAAAATGTTGTCCGTAATCTGACCTTTAATCAGGTCAAAAAACGGCTTGGAGTGCATCACCCAGCATGCGATTTTGCTGTAATTGTCCCCAAGTTTACTCATGCCTTCCGCAAGAAATGATGCGCACATTAGACCTGTGTCCGTGGTGCCAACATTTTTTGCATCGTACACAAGATCATAAACTCCGGACGATGTAGACACCCCCTGAATACCAGCATCTAAGGCGGTCAGAATTGTGTCCACACTATCAGCCAATTTTGCCTCCCCCGCCTTCTGCCCGAAAATATAGGACATTAGCTGGGGAGTTTTCCCGATCTTGCGCCACGAATCCAAAGTATGTGCAATCGGGCCGATACGCCTATTGAGTTTAATCGCGTAATGATCCTCTTGCTCAAAATTAGCGTCGTCAACTGCCGAATCCAAAAGCGGGTTGCGCCTTTGAACAAGGTCATCTACCGAATGGTTGAAAAACGACTTGCGCTCATACAATCCCTCAAGAGTGTTGCTCCCAAGGCGGATTGCATTGCGGCTTGCCGAATTAAACAAATTAAGATTCCTCGCGAGGAATTCAATTTGACCCGAATGGTACTCAGGATTTAGGACCGTAAAATCTGTATAGATCCCAACATCTGCCATGTCCAATTCCCTTTCTTTTTAGCTTGCCTTTTCTGTGGCGAACTCTGCCATTACGGCTTTAGTGAATTTATCCTGCCCATGCTCTGAAATAAACGCAACCTTTTCGGTGTCGGTCATTTTAGATATAGGCTTGTTTGCTGTCTGTTGTCCGTTCGTTTTGCTCGGGCTTGTATTTCCCAGGCGCACCGCCACGGCCTTTTCCACCGCAGACTGGAAAACAGTATTAAACGAATCAACCGTATCAGACAATTCTTGCAATTCATAATTCATCGCAAAAAACATCTTGCGGAATTGAGGCTCTGTCACTTCCTTTTTGTCAAGAAGGGACTGGACCTTTTTTTCCCGTTCCACTGTTTCCTGCAATACTTTCAATTCTGCAAGCTCGGTTTCGCGCCGTTCCGCCAATTCTTTCCATTTTTGGTCTTCGAGCAGCTGCCGCTCTTCCTGTTCCCTTTTCACTTTGGAAGTAATTTCCTTTTCCAATTTTGACCTGTCGCGGGCTAGGCGGTCAGTCAAAATTCGGTCAAGATCTTCCTGTGAGAAAGTTTTGTCAGGCGGTGTTTTCTTCTCGGTTTCCGTTGTGGTGGGTTTGGCTTCGGGCTTTACCTCAACATCAACCACATTGTCTGTTTCGGTTTTTTCGTTCGTTTCCATTTCCAAGTCTCCGGTTGTTTTCCAGAAATTAGCCGCTTTCTGTCCGCGTGATTTTATTATAGCAGATATATAATTATAAAGTAAACTTGTTTAATCAATACAATACATTTGGGTTAAATACTTTCTTCTTAAATTCTGACAAAAGGGTTCCCCCAATTGTATCCGCTAATTCCTTGCCATATGCTTCCCGGATATAGGGGATATACCGCATAGGGTTTTTCAGAAACAGGGATGCTAATTCCATTTCCAGAATTAAACAGACCACTTCATCTGGCCCCTCAAATGTTTCCCCTGCTGAAAGCCTATATATTTTGCTGTCTTTTTCAATCCGCATAATATCCTCCTAGATGTCATCACCTTGCATGATTTTCAGAATTAACTCAAAGTATTCAGGGTCAGTTTCTGCAAACTTGCCGGGGTCACTGTGCATAAATTGCAATCCCATTGACAATAATTCTGTAGACTTCTGCCCTCCCTTTTCGTCTGGATACCACTTGGAACAATAATCATCTGGAAATTGGTCCCTACGGTATTGCTCCTGTTTTTCAAATCCCGGGATTGTTTCAATAGGATTATTTTTCGTACGTTCATTATAAAAATCAAACAAACGCCTTTGTACCTCGGGGTTATTGTGTTCAATACAATGCCCCATTTCATGGATAAATGCGCGTTCACTTGCTGTACGGGAATTTCCAGAATGTAAGAAGTTCCCTTTCGGATCGAAATAACCTCTTTCCGCGGCATCTGCTATCAATCGGACCCTCACATTCTCTGGTATATACCTATCTGCCATCATTTTGGAAAGGGTGTCTATGCCAGATTCGATTGCCTTTTTTTGCTTGGGTTTGAGATTTTCCGACATGGAATAACCCACCTTGTCCTTATTAAATCCCTTTTCCGGCCACAATGTTTCCCTTGAAAATTTATCAATTGGGAGCGCATCAAGTTGGCCCTTTATTTTTGTCAATTTTTGATTAAACTCTGTCTTTTCCTTATCAGTTTTAATATCACCCCATGTTTTCATCAAGGCGTCTTTTTCAGCAATTATATCATTTCGTTGCTTCTTTAATTCTGTTTCTCTCTCAAGATAATCGCCCGCAGTTTTTGCCTTGCCTACTTTTTTTTCTGTTTCAAATACAAGGGGTTTCTTATCTGGGATAGGTTTCTTATCTGGGATAGGTTTCTTTTCTCCAGGTTTCTTATCTGGGATAGGTTTCTTATCGAGAATCCCCTCTTCGCCACTTCTTGCCGCTTCGCCACTTCTTGCCGCTTCTGTTTCTTCAATTCTTTTTTGCATATATTCGTTGTCCCATTTGTCAGGTTCCATGGCCTTATATGCAATTGTGCATCTGCAATTAGGGTGTCCCGGCACATGTGTTTGCCCGCCGGGAAAAGAGTCCTTTATTTTAATCCACCCAGCGGCCTCATTCCCTGCGCATAAATCTGACACCCTGTCATCGTTTACGGTCATCCATGCCTTCCAATTTTTTTTATTTTCAACAGCATCTTCAAAATGAGCCTCGCCTGTCGCATATCGCATTTCCGTGCGGGCAATAGTTTCTTTTCTTTCCCGCAGTAATTTATTAAAGTACCTTTTGGTTCTTTTCTTAATTGTTCCCTCATCCAGCCCATTTGCCCGCATCATGTCCTCATATTTAATCAAACTGTTTGCACGGGGACGGTCGAGACCCTTGACCATATCTAATTCACGTTTTACATCTAGTGGATTTTTACCTGATTCAATTCCCTTTTTAATTACATCGGCAATTTTATTTAATTCCGATTTGGTCATCAGGGTCACAAGGTTGTTTTCCCTGTTGGGGTTATTGGGAGTATTTTGTGCAATATCCAATACCCTTTGCCCTGGGGGAATTCGCAAGGCACGTAACATTTCATTATAGATATCGGGATCGAGTAAATTCTTGGCATTGATAATTTCCAGCATATATGCCAAAAATAAATCATCTTCCGCTATTGTCCCGAGCCCCATTTGGGCAAACATTGCGGCAACCTGTTTTTTAGTCAATTGCCCAAACGACACGCTTTTAGGTGGCACTGGTTTTTTCCTTAATTATACGATCCACTGCCCCGGAGGAAATCATAAAATCAACTACGGCAGTTGACAAGTTTTCCATCATTTCCCCAATTACTTCCTCAAAATTAACCGCTTTGGATTCAATGGCGATTTGTTCCTGTTCCCCCTGCATTGCTTGAGTTTCAGGGGATTCCTCCTCGGGCATATTTGCAAGCTGATCTTCCAACTTTGCGAATTCCACTTCCGGATCGGTTATATCCGTTAGCAGTTCCAGCATGGTTTTTTTAGAAACAATTCCATTCAAAGCCCCTATATTTTGCCATTCCTCAATCCTATTTACCGGCATGACAAATTGAATTGTTATTGTGTAATCTTCAAGGATGGGCTTATTCAACTTAGCCCACATTGCATTTATCAATGACACCCGGTCCGCCACGGATTGTTTGAGGAATGAAATCACCGATTCTGAATTTCGTTGCATGGGTGAAAAAAGTAATTTCAAGGCAATCCCAGAAGTGGCCCCAGATGCGCCGACAACATTTGCCACATCGGGAACCTTGCCCATAATGTGTATATGTTTCCTTGTTCGATCCAAACGGTCTTGGATGCGCGCCGTGTCGAATGTCCTCGACATATACTCTGCATCACCCCCGTCTGGAAGTGGGATCATACGTTTTTCTCTAATAATTGTCTCGTTTTCCGTTGCCCATACAGAATCAATTCCGGTCAATTTCAGAATTGAATCCACATCAATTTTTACCGAATCCCCGTTAGCTGAATCGGTCTCATTATATTCATCATTTTGTTTAATTAAAGCATCGGAAACCAGCCCGCTTGCATTTTCATCTACCCGCCACTGGATTACAGGAACCTTGCCATAAAAATGTTGGTTTTCTTCTGTAATTGTCCAATTGTCCCCATTTTTTTCCATGTGAACATAGCCAGTTTTTGTATAAACCGAAATCAATTCTATTTCCTCAATCAACACTTCCTGATTATAAATTGAATACTCCGGGAGTGAAACCCAGCGGATTGCCAATGCAATATCCCCGTCTGAATCTCTTTGGATTAGCCATTCGTTGCTTGGGTAATTCTTTATTACCACTTGCCCCTTTTCCGCATCGAAAGAATGCACCTCAATCCCATATCCAAACAAATAAGCATTCCTCCGATTATCAATATCCTTGGACCCAATAAAATTGTCATCCATTATTTGGGCATATTCTTTTACTGCCTCCACCATCAAATCATCTTCGGAAGATACCTGATAAGGGCTTATTGTGCCCGTGTGCTCATCAACAATGTGGCCTATCCAGTTGGTTACTATATTTCCTTTGGATTTTCCATCACCGTATTTTTCATCACGGTCCAAAATATCATGCTTTGAATCGTAATAATTTTCCCGACGAGTTCTTTTTGCACGGTTCTGTGTGTCGTTCGACCACAACGCATCAATCATGTTGGTAGTTAAATTCATCCCCAATTTGCTTGAAATATCCATTGTTTTATGCCTTTCTTAAATTCGCAGGTGTGACCTGTCAAATGTGCCGCCGCTAAATTTCTCAAAATACTTATAACCTGTTGTAATACAATCTACTATATCATCATGTGTGCCTGAAGGAAAATCAGCGAATTGCGTAATTAAATCATGCCGCCATTTAACTCCTTGTGGAATTATAACATTTCCATTTTCAAATAAAGGCTCCAGCACACTACAACGCACAACCTTATCGGTGGATGACGTTACCTTGATTACAGTTCGTTTGCCCCTTAGAACGTGTTTCAGGTCAGCCCACGCGTCCTTGTAACCGGCCACGGCCTCGATAGCCACAGGCACTTCCGCACCATCATGCATTGAGGTGCTCCTGATTATTTCATCTCGTGCGGGTTTTTCCTTTTGGAAGTAAATTAAATCTTTTATCCATAGTGTCGGTATCCCATTGTTTTTTGTCACGGCCA